CTTACATACTAATTATAGAACAAAGCCCACCGATTGTCAACTACTGCCCCTCTTTGTATTTTTTGATATAATTAATCAATCTGCCCCTTTCATTTTCTGGAATGCCATTAAGGAGTACTTCATGAATTCCCTTTAATTCTAAATCTTTTAGAAAAGACACAAACTTATCATATGTAAAATATGCTGTGTCTTTTGCAAATCTTGGCCTATCTTTATACGATTTTCCATCATGAGTATGCACCATTACATTTTTAGGAAATTCATTATCTATTTCTTCTTGCGTATCTCTAATAATTGGAGTAATGGCAAGCATAATTTTTTTACCCGACAAATCAAAAGCATCCCCAGGTTTTTCGTTACCTTTAACGCTTTTATCTAAAAAATAACCAAACTTATAATGAAAATATGAAAATATTATTTTATAATTAAGTTTTGCTGCTGCCTCTAAAGAATAAACATTTGTACACGAAATATAACAGTCTGGTATATCTATATTATTTTTTTTCATATTGTCGAGTTCTTTTATATAATCTATCATATAATTTGTTCTATCTGGGATTGAAGATTTGTCAGTCATTGAACCAAGTAGTCCACCAAATTCAACCTCTTCAGGTTTAATATGTCCAGCAATAATATTAATCTGTAATCTATCTTTTTGTATATCGTTTATAGATTGATGTATCATTGTTAAATATTGTGCAGATAACGCATGTGGCCTAATTGCAACCATGTATTTTATTTTTTGATCAAGCCTCATGGTTTTTGCAATGCTTACAAAAAAATCTCCTTGTGATGGGCTATACGTAAAAAGAACTCCATCACAATGGGCATCTTCAAGTTGATCAATATTATTTGCTTTTGATGAAAGTAGACCACCAAAATAGTAAATTTTCATGATTATATTATACCGAACAAAAGCAATTGATTATCAATTACAGGCATTTCTTGTTGCAAATATCTTACTTCATCAATAATTTTATTGCATAGGGCAAGTTCCAACATTTCATGTGAATAACTACCTGTATTTGCTTTGGCAGAAAAGTAAACTACATAATAAATGTCAGGGTATTTGAGTTTAATCAAAGATCCATTTGCTATAGCCTTCTTAACATTGTCAGTTCTTTGTGCCCCTGGTCTTTTATTGTCACTATCTTTACCGCCCTTAGACTCAACATACTCATTTCTCTCTCCATAAGCAACAAAGTCTACCTCACACCCAGTACCAGGCATATAAACATTCTTACTTATTGATTTAAACGCACGAGATTTTAAATCTGCAAAAACAAGATCTTCAAATTCATCTCCGCTTTTCTTAGATTCGGATTGAAAATTAATTATTAAACTCCTCTAGTTTTTTTAATAATATCTAAGACTAAAATTTTCATTCCTACAGCATTTAACTGTGCCCCATTACTCTCAAGTGGTATTTTTTCTATTGCAGCAATGATCTTATCTTTAATTTCTTTTACAACCTTGTGCGTACCATTGCACATGGGGTACTCGGTTGAAAAACCACATCCGCACATACTCATAAATCGTCATCTTCCTTTTCTTTATCCCAAGCATCTTCCAAGTCGTCCATTGATCGTGCTAGTTTAGCAAAAGAGATTGAAATAAATGTAGCAGCAATGCCAACGGCAACCAACAATGATATAAATATTTTTTTCATCTGTAGTCCTTTCCTGAGACTTCTTCAACAAATCCATTTTCTCTATCAAACAAAACAAACTCTAAAGAATCAACTTTAAAGGTTTGTTTAAAAATCTGCAACACTTTTTCAAGTTCTAAACTTCCGCAGGTATAAAGATCAAACTGAACCAAAGCAGGATCAGCCTCATCCCATATATGAAATGCTATATGGCTAGTCTCTATCATAACTACGGCAGTTAAGCCTCTGTTGCCCTTTTTATTAACATAACTTGCAAAGGGACCTTGTACAATCTTCATGTCAATTTTTTCTACAAGATTTTTCAGAAAATCAATACCTTGTTGCTCCGTATCAATTGGATCATGAACTTTAGCATTGACCAATAAATGTTTGTGATATATCATTTTGTTTGCCTCTCTATTATTCTAAAAGCATCGCCCGTTTCTTCGTCTTCGTAATCCCATTTTGTCCACTTGTCCCAATATGGAACACCGTTCTCATCATAATCATCCCAACCAGGACCACTCAGATCCATATCTAACCTATATGTTGTTCCATATTTTTCGTATAAAGGCCAGAATGTATCCCATTTCCATCCATGAAATTTATATCTAAATGTATCAGTCATGCCTTCATCTTCCATATAAGATACTTCTAACAGCCCAGAAGATGCTATGGATCCCGCCCAATTTGCGATCCATCGTAATGGTGGCTTTGACTGATGCTTTACAACTGCATTATCTAATCGACCCATCACGAATCAACTCCCATTCTCCAGTGTATTGAGCAATAAACACATTGCCAGTTTCTCTGTCAATAAGTAAATATTTTTCAGGACAGTTGGTTCGTAATGTTATAACTGTCTCATCAGGCTCTTCTGTAAACTCAACTTGTTTTCTCATATAATTATACCAATCAAAATGCCAATAATTAAACTAAACAAACCAACAGACCAATAAAATGTAGTTTTAACATGCTGCAAAATAACATCTTTAATAATATCAGGGGGAATCACTATTTCATATTTGTCGTTGTCTGGATCTGGAAACGAATATGTTTTCATTTGTGCTCCTTTAAGTGTCTATTAAGTGTATCATGAGCAAATATGCCCCAACGCACCTCTGTCTCCTTTTGGCACACGGGACAAATAACCACTCTAGTCGTCATATATTGATTATACAGCAAACTGACTACTTTGTAAAGTTACCCTCAAGAGCCTCAGATATAATGCGAAGCCTTTCTTTGATTTCCCATTTTTGTTGCTTAGACAAATAATGTTTATCAGAGATCCGCTTTTTATTTTTTTCATACCTTTGACGCTGGCTTTCAGACCTAATATCGTTAGACTGCCTCATCTCTGTTCTCCCTTAAATAAGAGAAAAAATGATAATGGCTGCTACAATAAGTACGAAAGATATTGTAACCTTTTGTTTAGTTTCTTTTGACCATTCTTGTGTGTTCATCATTATCTACCCCCAATGTTTATAAGAAAAGTGCGATTCACAAACATATATTATGGCACCAGTAAATGATTCTGGCTGAATATATTTTGACTCATTACTACAATAGTAGCAGTATTTAGTGGAATCGGCAACAACAGATTTGTTGTTTTTGCTGTCTGTATCTACCATACTATTCATTATACACTAAGTCAATTTTTGATATTTTTGCCATTTTTATCTTTTATCTTAATCCAGGAACCTATTTTGCATTCTATGACTTTTTGTCTCAGCGCCTCTCCAAAAGCGGGATGGGTAATTTCTGATCCAACATACTCTTGACCAGTCTCTCTGTCTATTATTAGCCATTTGGCAGGAGCCTTGGTATGAATAATGAGGTCTACTGGATGATCGTAAGAGGGAACTTCTGTACCATCTTTTAAAATTCGTTTATTCATCAATTAGCAATCTTCGTTGGTTGAATAATACTTATTGTCAATGCTGTCCCAGCATCTACCATAAATGGTATGTCTGTTGCCATTGGTAACTTTTGTAACCCTATGCTCAAACTCCCTATATAGTGGAATATTCACAAGCATTCCAACCTCTGGTTTGATTACATAATCTTTTTCTCTAAACTCTAATATTCCACCATCAAAATTATCATTAATATAAACATTAAAAGATGCTGAAATTTTTCCAGCACTGGTTATTTTTTTGCCCTGAGTTTTAGAATGCTCAACTATAATTTTTTGACTTTCTTCGTCATCATGATCATCTCTTTCATAATGCCATCCCATTGCATAGTCTGGAATTCGTCCTAACTCTTCCATAATTTTATCATCAGGAACTTCAAAAAAAGATTGAAGAGCACCAGCGCCACCAAACTCTTTAGGAACAACTGACTCTATTCTCTTTTCAATTAATGCTATTATGTCTTGTTCCTTTCTCCATTTTGAGTTGGCATTTGGAACTAAGAAATTACCTTGCTCATCATAATCTGGTATATAACCTAAAAATTTATTTTTTATGTTGCCTCCGTAAGGAGAACGCATTGTTGTATACCATTCCTCTAAGTTGTTGGCCTCTTCATTAAGCCATACTAACTCTTTTTCGGTTAAGAAGTTACGGATTACCCATAAGTCTTTTTCTATATATTCTTTTTTAGGTTCCCACAGTTCTGCTAATTCTTCTACACTTAGCGACGGGTCAAATGGATTTTTAGACATTTCATTAGTATACCATATTTTAGTGTTTAGGCGGGAGTTGAAAGTGCTCTACTGGAACCCTCCAACTATTTTCAGATTCATTACGATATTCATCTTTCATAAAGTCTTTAGGGTCAATTGAGCCATATATTTCTACTTCAGAAAAATATTCTGTATCTAAAACCTTTGCCCCATAAATACGCTTGTTGATATCTTTTGACCAAAACGGTATAGAGGTTTTTGTCCTAACACACCTTACTTCCCCATTAATGCCAACGTCAGGAAGATCTTTACGATCTTTATGAATATCATTTGGATATAACGGACAATTCCAAGAAAGGTTGTAGTATTTTGCTACAGCCCACTCACAAACATTTGACCTTATATTTGCCAATAGTTCATGCTCTAAGGCCCCAATTGCCTTGCCTTTGGCGTAGTTAGGTTTATCAATAGACCCCCTTTTTTCTATCCATCTTTCAATGGCAAGAAGGGTACACATTCTTACTTCTTTTGAAGATAATTTTACTATCATCATTCAATCATATCAAATTTGACAGGGTATGTCAAGTACAATAAAACTATGATTCTACTATAAGTTTGGTACTTTCATTTCCAAAAACAAAAGTAGTTACACAATATCTAGTGCCTGATGTAACATTTTTAACACCATGCGCTAGTTTAGCATCATGTACAACCAAACTTCTTGCTTTTGGTTTTATATTTAGGTTTAGACTTGGATAAAAAAGTTCTCCGCCAGAAAAATCATCATTTAAATAAATAACAATACCAAACATTATTGTGCCTCGATCATCCTGATGTGAGTTATCTTTATGTAATGCCATATTGTCGCCCTTTGTGAGTTTTCTTAGGCTTCCGATTGTAGTCAATTCGCTTACATTTAAAAACATAGAACTAATTTTATTACTTACTAATTCTTTTATTTTTAATTGATTTTCTGGATTTATTGGTTTTGCTATATTGCCATAACTAAAGGTTGCCCATCCATCGTCATCTATCATAGATAAAAATAAATTTTGAGTTTTTTCAGTCAAAAATTCTTCAATTTCGTATACGCCTTCAGCGTGTTGTATCCATTTTGTTTTTTCAGGGTTCGGGCTTGGATTTAACATATTGTCATTATAACATAAATAATGTTTTAAAATTCGGCGGAAAATAGAAATACAAACATTATATGCTCGACACGAGCAATAGGTTTGATGGTCTATAATAGGCTCATGGATCCATCTATTTTATATATTATCTACCACAAAGAACATAATGCCATAAAGGTGGGCATATCAGATATCACAGGTAAAAGGTTTCGCCAACATAGGACCAAAGGATGGGAGTTGGTTATTGGTTGGTATTTTCAAAATCGGGGGGAAGCCAGAAGAATAGAATCCATAGTACTACAAACCCTAAGAGACAAATACGGACACTATCTGGATAAGGGGAATATGCCATATGGGGGATATACGGAGACATTCAATGCCAAGAAGATATCCAAGAAAAGGTTAATTGGTTTGGTCAATAAGGCTATAAAGGGATGATTCTTGCTGCCGTCCAAGTTTTATGCAATTAGGGCATATTGGTTTGACATCGTAATCCTTTTCAAATACGACCCCACACTTGTAGCATAATACCCTGATCATGACAATATTGTAGCATATTTATCTATTCTCTCCATATCTTAATGGTAGCCCAAAATATATACAGCGTTACGCCTACAAATAAAACACTCATGCCATGAAACCATAGCCACATTATCTTAGCAAATATATCATAGGTATCTGACCAGTTAACACTTATTCCCATATATAAATTATATCTGGTTTGAATGGTTTGTCAAGCCCTGGCTTATTCACTGTTTAAAGCAAAAAAAAGAATACCCATACGAGGTCCTTCACCCCATACCTCATGTGTTATTTGGTTTGATACTAATATTAAATCGTTAGGTTCTAAAACAACTATATCTTTTCCATCAATTTTCCAAAATGATTTGCCTAATATTTGAAGATATGCCGAATCCTTAATATCTCTATGAGGACTGACTGTTGAATTGTCTAAAGATATAACTGGACCATCAATATGCCATATACCAGGACAGTCGCATGAACTATCAAAACTATCATACCATTTACATTTATCGTAATAATTTGATCCATATTCTTTATTTATTTTTTGATGAAAAATGTTAAGTCTTGGTATGTCATCAGATAGCCTGCGAGTTTTTATCTTAAACCATAGCATAGGCTTTTTTTGTGTTTTTTCTGATTTATATAAAATGTTTATTGCGGTTTGCCAGTTTGTGATGACATCATAATAATTTTTTTTGACTTCATAGGGTTTTTCTAACATGTATCTTATTATATAACACAAATAAAAATCTTACTGATATTATTATTGGATAGGGTTAAAGTGGAGTAAAGTGGAGGATAGTGGGGGATGGAGCGCTTTTTAGGGCGGCTTCGTAATGCGGCGGGAAAAAAACAGAGATCCATATCAAACCATGTATCACAAACCATATACCACATTCGCCCCATATCTGTCAAACCATGGTAAATGGTTTGGCATTATACATGCAAAACCATGGTTTGTCAAGTCGTTTATATGCATGAAAAATTGCCAAATAATTGGGAATAATTCCGATAAGTTCGTAATAAGTTTGAAAAAGTTTTATAATGTTTTAAAAAACCAGAAAACCAGAAAGCATGGTTTGTTACTATTCTGTAGGGGGATTATAGATAGGTTCGTAATCTTTTTTAACTTCCGCCTCGGTTTTTTTATAGAGCGCAGGTATGAATGGAGTTCTATAGAATGCAGGAGTAAATGGTTTGAGAGGCCACTTTGCAATGCTGTACAACATACCCGTCATCATTTTTATGTCATGATCAAAAACCGCTTGTTGTTCTTTGTTTAGTTTAGAAAAATGTCTAGGGCTCATTGGGTATATTATACACCTCGTTCTGGAGGGGGGAAAAAAACGCCGTTCTTAATCTTTTTTAAAAAAACGGGCGGGATATAAAGAATACATCGTAATACCTATAGTACTATATATAAAACCATATATTCTGGTTTGATGGTTTGATGGTTTGATCGTAATATTCTGGGAAAAATATATTTTGGTTCGTAATGCATTTGAAAAAATGGTTTGATGGTTTGATATGCAAATGCATGCCTAGGGATTGTGATATGTGGGGCAACCGATAGTTATTACAATCCTACTAAGGTTATCTCCTCACGTGTAGCACATTCCGTGCATTTTTCTAAATCGTAGTTTTGAAAGGCATCTCTAATAAGATTATCAGGGTCTTCCAGTTCAGCATGGCAGCCTTCACAGAAATACCATTGCACCCCTACCTGAATTTGAATCGTGGTGTTAGGTGGGCATGGCACTTCAGTAATAAAGTATCCCAATCTATTGATATATCCATAACCAGACCAGATATAGGCAGCACCGTCATCGCCGTCACCATACATCCAGATTTTGTCGGGGGATTGAGATTTAACAAACGCTAACTCATCACCATATGTCTCAAACATAATTCCGCTACCTGAGTCATCTTGAAATGAAGCATATGGGTCTATATGATTGGTGATTGGTTTGTAGGTTTGTAGCCACTCATCAAAGCCCATTTCAATAAAGTTGTCCATTAGACTTAGTCCCCTTCTTCAGATTTGTGTTCTGCTATGCTAAGAATATCATTAAGATTATCTACACCCTCAATTTCTGTATCTGTTAAATCTAGTGCTGAAATAAAAAGATTAAATGTTTCATCAATGTATTCTTCTGCAATAGGGTTAGGTGTGACAACTCCAGTCGCAATAAACCAAGCCAATGGCAAGCCGACATCGTTATAGGAAATGAACTCGCCCAACTTGTCGTCATCTCTAAACTCAAACCAAAATTGACCTAAAATACCACACTTATCAGAAAAGTCTATTGACATGGTTTTCTCCTAAATACTCTGACATAAGTTTATCATGTTCCTCTCCTGCTGTCAAGGCAATAGCCTCAAGCCTGTGCCACACAATAGGTGGGTGATTACGCACCAAGTGATAACCAACTGCCTCAAGATTAAGCCCCATATCCTCGTTCACTACTTTGGCTATTCTTGTAGCCGCTTGTATTTCCTTGGTGTTGCGTGGTTCTCGTCGTATGCTATATGCCATATTTCTCCTTTATACATTGTATCAAATAATTAGGTGGGAGGCAAATCTGCAAAGCAAGAAATCAGACCTGCCCCCCT